AATCTCCATTATCATCAAATAAAAATCTTGAAGTTATACCGTCTCTTACATACCAATCTCCAACATTAAGGTCTGTATACATGTTTGTCCCATCAAAGAAAAACTCTACATCATCATCAGTACCAAATCTTAATATATCACTATCTGCTAAATCTATAGCTCCTCTAACATCAAGAGTTGAATCAACAGTTACGTTAGTAAATGAGGGGGAAGCATCTACATTTAAAGTAACATCACCACTTGTACCACCACCATTAAGATTTGTACCTGCTGTAACCCCTGTAATGTCCCCTGAGTTTGATGTACTTCCTGTTGAACCAGTAGCAACTGCTGTAACTCTTCCATAAGCATCAACAGTAATAGTATCAATTTTAGTTCCATCTGCAGTCGAACCATAAGTACCAGAACCTACTCCACCTGTAGCCATATTTAATGTTACAGTTCCTGATGTTCCTCCACCAGTTAAATTTGTACCGGCTGTAACGCCTGTAATATCACCAGTATTTGATGTGAACCCAGAGTCATTATTAAAAATACTTAATGGAATTTCATTAGCTGCTTTTCTTCTATCAGCTCCTCCATCTAAAACAATAAACTCATCTGTTCCAACCATTGAAGCAGTCATATCAGTTAATTCAGATAAGTCTACATTTAAAGTAACACCACCGCTTGAACCACCACCTGATAAACCAGTACCAGCAGTTACGCCTGTAATATCACCAGTTGTAGTCGTATACCCATAACTTAAAATCTTATCTTCTATAGCTGCTGATGTCATTAATGAAGTATCATCATTACTAAATGCTTCACCACTTGTTTGTAATGAACCTCCTGCTAGTTCTGATACTGTTAATCCACTTACATTAAGAGTAACGCCACCACTTGAGCCACCTCCAGATAGTCCAGTACCGGCAGTAACACTTGTAATATCACCTGCGTTAGTAGTAAAACCTACATCATTATTAAAATCACTTAATGTAATTTCACTAATTAATTTTCTTCTTTCAGCTCCATTATCTAAAATAATTAATTCATCTTCTGTTCCAACAACTGCTGATGTCATATCAGTAAGTTCTGATAAGTCTAAACTAATATTTACAGTACCTGAACTTGTAATAGTTCCTGAACCATTTAACCCAGCACTTGTTGTAATACCTACGCTAGTTACTGTACCAGTTGTTGTTGAATATCCTAAACCTGTAACAAAGTCATGTACTTGGTCACCTGTTGGAATAGTGGTTGCACCATTTGATACTGCACCAGTATTAACATTTAATGTAGCACTACCTGAAGTAGCACCGCCTGTTAATCCTGTTCCTGCAACTACTGCTGTAATATCACCAGTATTTGATGTAAAACCTGAGTCATTATTAAATGCACTTAGTGGTATTTCACTAATAAGCTTTCTTCTATCAGCTCCATTATCTAAAATAATTAATTCATCTTCTAATGCTGTAACTGATTCTGTCATATCAGTTAACTCTGAAAGGTCTACATTTAAAGTAACACCACCTGACGAACCTCCTCCAGACAAGCCTGTTCCAGCAGTAACTCCTGTAATGTCTCCATTATTTGTAGTATATCCAAAAGATGTAATTCTATCATTAATAGCTGCAGAAGTCATTAAAGTTGTATCATTATCTGCAAAAGATTCTAAGCTTGTTGTTAAAGAACCTGCTGCTAGTTCTGATACTGTTAAACCTGAAACATTTAAAGTTGCACTACCTGAAGTAGCACCTCCACTAAGTCCGGTTCCAGCAACTACTGCTGTTATATCACCAGCTTCTGTGGTATATCCGTAACTTAAAATCTTATCTTCAATAGCTGCAGAAGTCATTAATGAAGTATCATCATTACTAAATGCTTCAGCACTTGTTTGTAATGAACCTGCTGCTAGTTCTGATACTGTCAGTCCGCTTACATTTAAAGTAACACTACCACTTGTTCCGCCACCACTTAAGCCTGTCCCGGCTGTTACACCTGTTATGTCACCAGTGTTTGATGTAAAACCAGAATCATTGTTGAAAATACTTAATGGAATTTCACTTGCTGCCTTTCTTCTATCAGCTCCAGCATCTAAAACAATAAACTCATCTGTGCCTACTATAGTTTCTGTCATATCAGTTAACTCTGAAAGGTCTACATTTAATGTGACTGCACCGGAAGTGCCTCCTCCACTTAAACCTGTACCTGCTGTAACTGCTGTTATATCACCAGAACCTGAACCAAAACCTACATCATTGTTGAAAGCAGATAAAGGTATTTCTGAAATAAGTTTTCTTCTATCAGCACCGTTATCAAGAATAATAAGTTCATCTTCTAATGCTGTAACATCTTCGGTCATGTCTGTTAATTCTGACATATCTAAAGTTAAAGTAACAGCTCCTGAAGTTCCTCCTCCTGAAAGACCTACACCAGCAGTAACGCCTGTAATATCACCGGTAGGAATTGTTGGAGTATTTGAAAAATTATTATAGTCTAAATAATAAGAACCTTGTTGACTATCTAATAAGTCGGCATCTAAACCACTACTTGCTCCGTCTACTGTTTTTATAGCTGTTAGTATTTCGGCAGCACTTTGGTCGGCTGTTGCACTTGCTTCTATACCGTCTAATTTATTTTTTAATGCTGTTGTAAAGTTTTCATCTGTCTGTGACGCTACAGTAAAATCAATAGTACCGTCTAAATCTTGATATGTAACAGTAATTCCTGATTCAGTATTACCAGTAACCATACCACCCACTATATCTTGTATTTCTTCATCTGTTTGGTCTGCAGTAGCACCAGCTTCGATAGCATTTAGTTTTGTATGGTCAGCATCTGTGAATACATTTGAGTCTGTTGCTGATTCAACTAATGCTCTAACTTCGGCTGCAGTTTGGTCTGCAGTTGCATTACTTTCAACTGAGTCAAGTTTTGTTTCTTGAGCATCGGTCATAAATCTTTTATTACTAGCATCAGTAAAATTAGTAGTTGTGAATGTAGGAGATGCTCCGCTTACTACTGATTGGTCTAATGCTTTAATATCTGCAATACTTGTAAGTTCGCTATCCATTAACGCACCTGCACTTGTTACATTAGAGGTGTCTGTCACATCAGCACCTGCTTCTATTGCATTAAGTTTACTATGGTCTGAATCTGTGAATACATTAGAATCTGTTGCAGCTTCTACAGCAGCTCTAATTTCTGCATTAGTCTGGTCTCCAGTAGCTCCAGCTTCTATACCATCTAATTTACTGTGGTCTGCAGCTTCAAAAGGAACTGACGTTACTCCACCAATTGTTAAAGCGTCTGTTTCTAGTGTACCATCGACATCTACATTACCTGAAATATCTAAACTAGGAACAACTATTTCATGTGAAAATACAAAGTTATCGTTAGCAGCACTCCATAACATTGTAGCATCTGTTGAAGCATTTACTGCATCTTGAATAGTAATACCTGCTCCGTCTGCTGAACCTGAAGTATCTCCTGCACCTTTATTAACTGTTATGTTTTTATCTTCTACATCAAGCGTTGCAGTATTTAAAGTTGTTTGAGTTCCGTTAACTGTTAAGTTTCCGCCTACTATTACATTTCCTGTAGTTGTAACTGTTGCAAAGTTTGTGTCTGCATTTGTTGCAACTGATTGTCCTATAGATACTGCTGTTCCTGATACAGATACGCCTGTACCTGCAGTAAGTGTTGTAATATTTCCAGTACCATCAAAACTTACGCCATTAATTGTTCTAGCAGTTTCTAAAGCTGTTGCAGTTGCTGCATTGCCTGTAGTATCTTGATTTAATGTACCAACTGAAAAATCAATAGTACCATCATCGTCTTGATATGTAACTGTAATACCTGATTCAGTATTGCTAGATACCATAGCTCCTACAGTATCTTGAATAACTTCTGATAAATCAATATTACTAGTACCATCAAAACTAACACCATGGATTGTTCTTGAAGTTTCTAGTGCTGTTGCAGTTGCAGCGTTACCAGTTGTATCTTGGTTAAGTGTACCTATAACAAAATCTAATGTATTATCAGCGTCATCATAAGTTACTGTTATATTTGTTTCAGTATTGCTAGATACCATTGCACCAACTGTATCAGCAACTCTTTCGGATGTAAAATATAAATTACTTCCTTCACTTAAATCATCTGTATCTTTAGTAGCTAATCTTGTATCAAAATCTGTATTTGCTCTTGCTGTTGTATAATATAAATTTACATTTTCAGCTATATCGCTAGTTTGTAATGTTATATTTGAAGTTCCATCAAAACTAACACCACTAATAGTACGAGCAGTTTCAAGTGCTGTAGCTGTTGCAGCATTACCAGTTGTGTCTTGATTAAGTGTGCCAATTACAAAGTCTAATGTATTATCAGCATCATCATAACTAACTGATATGTTTGTTTCTGTGTTTGAAGACACCATTGCTCCAACAGTATCTGATATAGTTTCTGCTAAAGTTATACCACCTATAGTGATTGCATCAGCTTCTAAAGTTCCATCAATATCAGCATCACCTGATACATCTAAAGAACCTGCATCAAGTTCTCCAGAGATAGTAATGTTTCTACCACCTGTAATGTCTTTGTTAGCATCTGTAATGATTGCTTTACTTGCTATAACTGTTCCGTTAGTTATACCATCTATAAGATTAATGTCTGCTGCACTCGCTGTAACGCCATCTAAGATGTTTAATTCATCAGTTGTAGCAGTTACTCCATCTAATAAATTTAATTCAGTAGCAGTGCTTGTAACGCCATCTAGGATATTTAGTTCTGCTGTAGTTGATGTAACTCCATCAAGGATATTAAGTTCATCTGTAGTTACTGTAGCACCATCTAGTATTTCTAACTCTGCTTCAGAGATATCAGCACTACCAATTACAAAGCTTGTACCTGTAATTGTAGTACCTGTAATAGCTGCAGCACTTGAACCACCAATAATAGCACCATCAATAGTACCACCGTTAATGTCTGCTGTATCAGCTACAAGGCTATCAATGTTTGCAGTACCATCTATGTAAAGATTTCTCCACTCTTGTGAAGAACTACCTAAGTCATAACTGTCATCATCGTCTGGGATAATGTTAGAGTCTACATCAGCTCCAAAGACTACGTTATCAGTAGCTGCATCACCCATAGTAATTGTACCACCGTTAAAAGTTGTAGTACCTGTGACTGTTAGATTACCGCCTACTGCAACATTACCTGTAGTTGTAATGGTATCTGTATATGTATCTTTGAATCTTAAACTTGTTGTACCTAAATCTATATCACTATCTGTAACGGGTATAATAGCTCCATCAGCTATGTATAATTGTTGTACAGAAGAACTAGATACGTCTACCCAAAACTCTATATGGTCATTGGTGCTATCTATTAAAACTTTGTTAAGTGGTGTAACAACACCTGCATCACCAATAAGACCTATAACTGGTCCCTCTGCGGTTGTTCCATCGTGTTTGTGACCACCTGTATTACTAAAAACATTTACAAGTTGGTTATATTCATTATTAAATATAGAAGCAGTTATAGTATCTCCCTCTACGAATGCACTTTGTCTAATATATCCTGCCATATTTATCTCCTACCTGAAGGTATAAAGTCTACATATAATCCATTAATTTTGTAAGGCGGATTACTGTCGTTACTTAAAATTGTAAAATTATTACTTGTTCCACTTCCTTGTAGTGGTATTCTAATCATCGGTGTTGCTACTGCTCCAAAAGCACTTAGTCCAAAAACAGCTTCACCAAAAATAGATGAAGGACTCACTGTTCCAAAAGGAAAATTACTAGCTGGTTGAGGAACAGTTATACTAGAATAATCATATCTAACTTGTAATTCTGGAGAAACGTTTCCTTCTGCTCCAATAGAAACTCTACAATAATGTAAAGTTTTTAAAGTTCCTAAATCACCATAATCATAGTCTGGTGTAGCATATCTTGCTAATATAGCAGTTCCATCAAAATCATTACCTGAATCATGTACATAAACATAACCTGTATTAGAACCATGATAATATTTTTCAACACCTTCATCATCAAATCCTGAACTTATTGCAGTTACTTCTAATCCTTTTGTTTCGGACCATTCAAAACCATTAGGTCTTAGTGTCCCTATTATTCCTTTTTGTGTTGGAGCTGAAGCGTTTACATTTGTGTAAAATAACCTATATTGTGATTTTTCTCTTATAACTGTACTTGTAATTGTATAAAGATTTATATTTTGTGCTAAGATAGTTATAATAGGTTGTATATTATTTGTTAAAGCTCCTAACTCAACGTCTCCAATTCTTGCTGTACCTGCTATAGTTCTTATTCCGTCTGGTGCCAAAAAAGCTAAGTCTCCACCAATTTCTTGTATACTATATCCACTTAAACAACCTACATTTTCTGCTACAGGGTCAATACGTATATTTGAACTGTCGTTAATGTTTACAAGTTTGTGTAAACTATTTTCACAAAAAACAATTAGGTCTTCACGGAATCCTCTTACACCTACAACTTTATCTGATATAGTTACAGAACCTGCACCAGAGCCTGTAAAGTTATCAGGGTCATTATAAACACTATAATAAACTGTATTTAAATTGTTTTCAACTCCTGCTGCTATTAAATGGTGGTCATGTATTGTAATAAACTGAACTCCATTTGTTCCGTCTACTGTAATTTCAGAAGTAAAAAAAGTTCTACTAGTTAAACTTCCAGTACCTTCCATTCTAAATGTAAATGGTTTATTAGCACCGTCAGCCATAATTATTTCACCATGGTCAAACGCAGCACCTTCAAACAAAGCAAATTGTATTTGTCCTTGTCCTGTTCTAGCTGTAGCAGTTCTACCTGTAAAGGTTGTATGGTCATCTCCAGAGTTAGCAGATAATTTATTTATTTGTATCCAACTAGTTCCATCTAAACTAAAAAATATACCATCACTTGCACAAGCAATTACTCCATCTCCATACTGTTTTACTCCTAAAATTCTATCAGAGCTTCCGGTTGGAAAAGCTGAATTAGAACCTCCAAATTTTGTAAAGCCATTAATACGTCTATAACCTCCTTCTACAGAGATTTCAAAGTTTCTTAATTCTGTAGCTGCTCCCGGACTTCTTAATAAGTCTATAGCGTTAGAGGCTGTTACTAATCCTCCTTCACATGCAACTGTATAGGGTTGTGAACGTGCCATAATTTAAAAGTATGTCCTATCGTCTGTCATATATTTAGGAGCTGGATTCATAAGAGTTGACTTCATATATTTCATTCCTTTTTTATAATCATCTAATGCAAAAGCTGCTTGTTGTGGGCTTTCTTTAAATTGCCACACATAATAACGAACTCTAGCTGTTATAATATTTGTATATTGAGCTGGTAAAACTATAGTATCGTCATGGGCTGATAAAGCTGTGGGTCTATCAAAAGCATAAAAGTGTATATTGTAAACTTTATCAGGTATTGGACTTAATCCAAATTTTCTATTGTCTGGAGATTTAATAACAAATTTAGGTTCTCCATAATTTTGTGAGTCAGCATCATCTTCATTTTCACTGTCTCTGTAGTATCTTTTCCAATCTGCAAGAGTTAAAAATTTTAATCCTCTTGAGACATAAGGACTTGTTTCTCCACTTACATTAATAGTTGTAGCATAGAAATCATCCCAATCTATTGATGCATAGTCTGTAGTAATACTAGAACTACCAGACTTAAGTGTGTACCATCTTGTTCCGGCTGTTGTTGCAACGGTAACATTTCCATAAAAAGGGTCAGTAGCTCCACTTGCTCCAGCACTTAAAAATGGTAATTGAGGTTCTTCATTAGCTATATCAAATATAGATTTATTTATAGCGTCTTTTACAAAAGCTTGAAAACCTAAAGCGTTTGCAAAGTTTGCAGAAGTTAAAGGAAGTTCATTAAGCTCTCTTAGTATTTCATTAGTTATGTCAAGATATGTTGTAGCCATTATTTTTTACCTTTAGCTTTTAATTTTGCTTTTTTACTTAAATCTTTAAAATGAAAAAGTTTTACACTGGTCTTACCGTGTGTCTTGCCAGAATGTAAATCCCCGTTAGGCATTTTATGAGAGCCACCTTTATGTTCAGTACCATCTCTCTTATAATGTTTTACACCTTTCATTTTAATCCCTTAAAAAGTGGAGGAGACCGAAGCCTCCCCCGAGTTTGACAACTTAGTCAATCACGTAGAATGCACTACATAAAGCGTCATCTCTAAGTACTTT